TGAAATAGCAATCGTTGTATTTTGAATTGAACCTCTGGCAATTTGACTGATTGTTGATGTACCTTGTTGGATTTTATTACCAATATATTTCGTGGTTGGTCCATCGGTCTCATCAATTTCTGTATAATTACCTGGAGTTGGTTGTATACCACCTAATTTTACTGTGAATGCCATTTTATATCCTTATTGTTTAATGCCTGGAATAACACCTAATATAACAGGAAATTGTGCAGCTTCTCCGTCCATGAAAAAACCAACAACCCATTCACCTAACGGAGCTGCTTCAAAATATTTTGAATTATTGACTGGCAAAAGAGGCATTGCCCATGGTAAATCTTCAACAGGAATATCATCTCCATACCAACCAAAAATGCGAACTTGATAACGACTTAATCCTAATTCATCCATGCGGTTAACAATTTCGCCCATCCACCAAACAAAACCATTTAGTCCCGCAAAGTTAAAATTATTTGTTGCCTTACTCATTATATAATTCCTTTCACAGCATTACTCCACAAAGGTATACCATTATTGTTACTAGGATAAGGCTGGGGTACGCTTTCTTTTGTTATTTCCAAAATAGTTTTAAATTCTGTCAAATCAATCATATGTCTTACAGCTGTAATCAAATAATTTCCAGAGTAATATTTATCTAGGTTTGTACTATTGGGCTGTCTTGTCATTAGATTAAAGGTCAATATTCTACCAATAGTTAAATTTGCATCGCCTGGAACGGACAATCTTATTCTTGTGTAATTCGCTAAACCTAATTGTGCAGTTCTGTATGGTATATAAGTTTCTGCATAAATGTCATTACCTGCAGCCCCAGGAACTGATGCGACATATGAAGAACTCTTACTATCAAAATTTGAAAAAATCATCTTTAACATTGCTTGTGAAGTTTGATTTAAACCATCACCTTTACGATTTGTTGAATTATCTATAATTGGATAAGGATTCAAATTTTTAGCATTACGTTGATAAACTCCATAATCAAAATTAGTTACCTTTTTCTGCCTCGTCATTGGATTAGCAGATATTAATTGGTTTGCAAAAGTACCTGTTGTAATTCCATTAAGTGTATCAAAAGAATCTAGTATTTCATAAGTTAATACATTATATACATCAGTATTTAAATCTGATGAATTTACGTTCTTAGGCTTATATGTATATGTGTAATAAGAAACTTGTTTCATTAATGTCTGTAGTGACTTAAAGTTAAATCCGGACTTATCTTCATAAAATAACATATCGGCGCCAGGATTTGATGGATTAGGTCTGGCGTAATTTGTCATAAAATTAATTGCATCAAAAGGCTTTAGTGTTGGTATAATAAAATCATATTGGCCGTAGGTTGTTTCAATATTACCAATAGGCATTTTATTTGAAGGAACTTGCAGATAATTGGTTAATATATCTTTTACGTTATCTGATATCAAAGAATTTTTATATCTTTTACTAATTTTATATTGCTCAGACAGCAACAACTCATCCGAACAGAAAAATATTTGATAAGATTCTTTATATACAGTACCTTCTAATTTTCTATTACCTACTTTATATACACGGAATATTCTATCAATTTGGTTTGTATTGTCACCGTATTTGTTAAATGTTAATCTTAAATATTCAGTACCATTCATTGCCAAAGATTCAATAAATCCTGAAGCTTCAACAATGTAAATATAGCCTGATACAAAATTACTAAAAATATCTTCATTGTAAGATATTTCCACCATAGTATTTTTTAAATCAAAAGTGGCAACAGACGACAATAGCGTTAAATTGATTAACGAATAATCTTTTGGATTTTTTATTCCGACAGCCATATTATTGTCTCATCAATGTTTGAAAATCTTTTTCTAATTGAGATGCGTAACTTGCATTAACTAAGTTAATGTTTCGCTTAGCATCATTTTGTTCCAACTCATATTGATAAATTGAGATGGGTTGTACTGTTACTGCTTGAGTTACAAAAGTGCCATCTGAAAATGTTTTTGTTGTTGTGCCAGTTGTTGTATGGTTGGCTGTATTTGCATCAACTATAATAGTTCTACTATTTGTTTCCAACGATACGCTATCATATGTCGTAATTGTTTTTCTATATTCTTGAATTGTATTTGTAATATATGCTACTACAGTTGAAGTTATTACTGTGTTTGCTGTATTTGCTATTGTTGGAATGTATTGACCATTAGTAGCAACACTCATATATTTGTTTATAATATACTTGTCAAATTGTTGAGAAGTTAATGGTAAATCCCATTGAGGATTGATTGTTTGATTTGCATAAAATATCATCCAAAATCTATTTGAATCATTATAATATTTGTCAGCTATAATATCTGGTCTATCGCTTTCTTTTACATCATACGAATAAAATATTAAAGGATTTTTAAGTAGAGATGGAATAATTTCCGACCTAACCATTAAATTGGTTAATATAAGTAAATTATTTTTATAATCTGTTGTGATTATTTTAGGAAAAGAATTAAAATACATGATTACCTTCTAGAATTTTGTCCATCATTAAAATTATTTCTTGTAAGAATATTAAGTTCTTTAAATGATAATGTTAATTCAGTTTGAACCATTGACCCGTCAACAAAAGCAGCAAATCCGTTTGGTGCATAATTAGCTTCAACACTTAATAATACACATTCTCCGTATTTTGGTAAAACTGTACTTTCTTTTCCATTAACAAAAAATTGTACATTGAATACTGATGGAGGTATTAAAAACATACTATTTGTTGTTGCTTCTGTAACACTACCACTTATTTGACCTAATGATGGTGAAGCATAAAATTTAAATTTATCAATGATGTCATTTATTTGGTCAGCTTCGTCTTTAGACCTTGGTGTAAGTTTAAAAGATAATGTAAATTCTCTTAATGGCGATCCACGATACACCATTTGTATTTGTGGATTAAGAGCATAACCTTCTGCTCTTTGTAATAATGTACCTAAAGCCCCAGCTTCTACACCAGGTATTTCTACACCTGCTATTTGCATTGCTCCTACTACAGCTTGAATTGTGCTAGGATTAGTACCAATATCACTACCTCCTCCTTTACCAACTGCACTTGTTATTGCTCTTAGAGTTGTGATGGTTGGTCCTAAATCTTGTGTCAAACTCATTTCTTCATAACTTGCATTATAGTTTGCTACTAAATTATCTGGCATATATAAAGAAATTGTTTGTAATGTATTCGTTAATTGTGGAGATACTGCAATTCCTTTAGTGAGTGTATTAATTACATAATTTGTTGCAGCTCCAACAGTTAATCCTTCAGCAATACCAAATGCAGCTCCAGCTCCTACTTGTGCTTTAATATTACTAGTAAGAGCACCTGCAAGAGCAGCTCCTGTTGAAGCTCCTTGGACTGCTCCTGCAGCTGTAGCTATAGCAACTACAGCACCTTGTTGTAAACCGGTCAATTCATTAGTTTTTATATTAGTTTGTTGTTGTTGTATTGCGGGCCCAATAGATGATGCTGGTTTTATATCTTGAATCGTGAACGTGACCCAATGATTTTTATTATTTTTACCTTTATTAGAATTAGGTGCCGCTAATTCTTTTGGATACCTAATATTAGAAACTGTACCACTTGATTCTAAAGCCTTTAATGGTCCAAATTCAATAACTTTATCTGTTAGTTGAAGCGGTGAATTAGTAATTTGTGAAATATTAGCAGCCATTTATTTTTCTTAAAAAATGATTATACATACTATTTATGGCATATTCTGGACTATTTAAACCTCGTAACCCACAAAAATATATTGGAGACCCCACCAATATAGTTTATCGCTCGTCTTGGGAAGTCAAAGTAATGTCTTGGCTTGACTTAAATGATGATATTTTATCGTGGGCGTCTGAAGAACTTATTGTACCTTATAAATCACCTATTGATGGCAGATGGCATCGTTATTTTCCTGATTTTCTTGTCAAAATGAGAACAAAAGATGGTAAACTCAAAACAATGATGCTTGAAGTCAAACCAAAAAAAGAGACCGCACCACCGCCACCGCCAAAACGAATTACTGAAAACTATATTAAGGCAGTCAAAACATGGGGTGTTAATGAAGCAAAATGGAAAGCCGCTGTTGAATTCTGTAAAGACCGTGCGTGGGAGTTTCGTGTAATTACCGAAGACCATCTTGGCCTCAACTAAATAGTCTTATGGCAACTTCAATACTCACTAAATTTGGACAAGAACGGTCAGCAACCGATTATGCTGTCATGTCCAGAGAATCTATGAAGTGGTTAAAAGTAAAGATTGATGACCTGAGAAACGTATCGTCAATACCAAAAAACATATCTAAAGAAGCTATGCGGTATGATAAACGATTTATGCTTGGTAAAATGTATTGTTTCTTTTATGACCCTAAAGGAAAAGAAGATTTACCATATTACGATAAGTTTCCAATGATTATTGCTTTGGAAAAATATAATGATGGATTTTTAGGGTTAAACCTACATTATTTACCATATAAGTATAGAGTTGCGTTTCTTACCAAATTGATGGATTACGCATCCTTTGACGGCAATAATGACGTAAAAAGACTTAGAGTGTCTTATGACATATTAAACGCCTCCAAACGCATCCGTGAGTTTCGGCCTTGTCTAAAACGATACTTGACAAGTCATATTCGCTCTAAAATACTTGCCATTGAACCATCCGAGTTTGAAGTGGCAAGTTTTTTACCTATACATCAATTTAAAGGCGCCAAACCTATTGAAGTTTGGCAAGAATCAGTAGACCAAATTAAAGGGAATTAATAAATGCCTTCAATATCAGATTTTATTAGTAGTTTTTCTTCCGATATAGGTAGACCAAATCGTTTTACAGTACAAATTCTTGGTACACCAAAATATAATGATATTGAACCTCCATCATATCTTATGTGTGAAACTGCTGAATTACCAGGAATAACCTATGCAACTACAGAACAAAAATTTGGTTCAAACCCAATAGAAAAATTTCCGTATCAAGTACAATTTAATGATATTAACTTAACATTTATTGTCCAAGAAAAAATGCGAGTTAAGAAATTTTTTGATGGTTGGATGGAAAAAATATCTCCACCTGAAGGTTATAATTTTAATTACAAACAGAATGGAACTGGTTCAAATTCTGAATATGCTGGGTATTCTGGTCAAATTAAAATTACACAATATTCTTCTTCTGATGTAGCAACATATCAAGTAACATTAAATGACGCTTATCCAATTTCAGTCAATCAACTTGATTTAGATTGGTCGTCTGAAGGCTATCACAAATTGACTGTAGTTTTTGCTTATACATATTGGGAGCGTAATGATGAAACATTGGATGGCGTGTTGCCAAAACCTACAAAATTAGTTAACCCGGCAATAGTACCTTATAGATTGACGGATTTAGGACCAGGAGGAGTTTATGTTCCTAATAGTCGAACCGAACTTCGCTCAGGCACTAACTTCTTTCAAACTTTTACAAATAATCCAAATCCTGGTTCTGGAGTAAACGAATAGTATTAAATTATATAACTTAATGGAGTGAACATAAAATGGCTTTACCTAAAATTGATACACCAATCTATGAGATAGATTTACCGTTATCAAAGAAACATATTCGTTTTAGACCGTTTCTCGTAAAAGAGCAACGTAATCTAATGATGGCTATGGAGTCTGATGATAAAGATACAATTGAAAAAAACATTCGTCAGGTATTACATAATTGTACTTTGACCGAAAATATTGATATTGATAAGTTGCCAATTATTGATGTTGAATTTTATTTCTTACAATTAAGAGCTCGCTCAGTTGGTGAAGTAGTTGAAAATAAATACCGTTGTGAGAATACAGTTGAAGATAAACCATGTGGCGGTTTGATGGATGTAAATTTTAATTTATTAGATATTCAAATTGAGTCTGATTCATCAATAGATGATGTTATTCAAATTAATAACCAAATTAGTGTTAAATTAAAATATCCAGAATTTTCTATTGTACAGCGTGCTAGTAAATTTGAAAGTGCCACAGATATTGCATTTGATATGATTGTAGAAAGTATTGATTATATTTTTGATGGCGAACAATACTATTATGCTCATGAATCTGAGCCATCGGAATTAATTGAGTTTGTTGAATCATTAAACCAAACACAATTTGAAAAGATTGAAGAATTTTTTAATAAGTTACCAAAGCTAAACAAAAAAATTGAAGTTGATTGCAAAAAATGTGGATTCCATCACACAATTAATGTGGAAGGTTTAGACTCTTTTTTCGTATAACATTTCGTCATGACAATCTGAAGAATTACTATAAAACAAACTTTGCATTGATGCAACACCACAAATATAGTTTGTTTGAACTTGAAAATATGCTGCCTTGGGAACGTGATATCTA